TGGAGAGAAACTTGCGCTACTGGTACATGATGAGGCGGGGAAATGGGAAAAACCCGAAAACATCCTCAACAACTGGAGAGTCACAAAAACAACGCTAAGATTAGGTAGTAAAGTAATTGGAAAGTGTATGATGGGTAGTACATCAAATGCTTTAGATAAAGGAGGTAGAAATTACAAAAAAATATATGATAACTCAAACGTTACAAAAAGAAACCGCAATGGACAGACTAGCTCAGGATTATATAGCTTGTTCATACCTATGGAATGGAATTACGAGGGATACATCGATACTTATGGACACCCTGTCTTTGACACTCCGAAATCCCCGGTTAAAGGAATCGATGGTCAGACGATTGAGATTGGGGTCATACAACACTGGGAGAATGAAGTAGATGGCCTTAAGGATGATCCTGATGCACTTAATGAGTTATATAGACAGTTTCCACGTACAGAGAAACATGCATTCAGAGATGAAACAAAACAATCTTTATTTAATCTAACTAAGATTTACGAACAAATAGATTATAATGAAGATTTAAAATATTCAGGAACTATTACTAAAGGGAATTTCCAATGGGAAAATGGTATTAAAGACACTAGAGTAATTTTTGCTCCAAATCCTCAAGGAAGATTTTTAGTTACTTGGATACCAGATCTTAAACAACAAAATAGAATAATCACTAAAAATGGTCAAAAATATCCTGCAAATGAACATATGGGGGCTTTTGGATGTGATAGTTATGATATATCAGGAACAGTGGACGGAAGAGGTTCTAAAGGATCCCTTCATGGTTTAACTAAATTTACAATGGATGATTGTCCTGCTAATTTATTCTTTTTAGAATATATTTCTAGGCCTTCAACTGCTGAAATATTTTTTGAAGATGTACTTATGGCTTGTCATTTTTATAGTATGCCAATATTAGCAGAAAATAATAAACCTAGATTACTTTATTATTTTAAAAGAAGAGGATATAGAGGTTTTTCAATGAATAGACCAGATAAAACTTTACATAAATTATCTGTAACAGAAAGAGAAATAGGTGGTATACCTAATTCAAGTGAAGACGTTAAACAAGCTCATGCTGCAGCAATAGAATCATATATAGAAATGTTTGTAGGTTACAACAATGAACAATATGGTACAATGTATCTTCAAAGGACTTTAGAAGATTGGGCAGCTTTTGATATAAATAATAGAACAAAACATGATGCATCTATTAGTTCAGGATTAGCTATCATGGCATGTAATAAAAATAAATATAGACCTATAGCTGAAATCATTAAAGAAAAAGTAAATTTAAATTTTTCTAAATATGATAATAAAGGCTATGAATCAAAAATAATTAATAGATGATTGACACTAATGTTACTAACAGTGCATTCCCAAGTCAGGTGGTACCTGAGGCGGAAAAGAAAACTTTAGAATATGGACTTGCAGTAGGGCAAGCTATTGAATATGAATGGTTTAGAGGAGGAAGATTAAATAGTGGTAAATGGAATCAAGGATATACTAATTTTAACAGATTACGTTTATATGCTAGAGGCGAACAACCCGTACAAAAATATAAAGACGAATTATCTATTAATGGTGATTTGTCTTATTTAAATTTAGATTGGAAACCAGTACCTATTATACCTAAATTTTTAGATATAGTAGTAAATGGAATTTCATCTAAAGAATATGAAATTAAAGCTTACGCACAAGATCCTTTTTCTTCAAAACAAAGATCTGTTTATTTAGATAGCATTGTTAAAGATATGTATGCTAAAGATATAATTAAATCCGCAGAAGAAAAAACAGGATTAAATTTTAGACAATCATCAATTCCTGCAAATGAGTTACCTAGAAGTAAAGAAGAATTAGAACTTCATATGCAATTAAGTTATAAACAAGAAATAGAAATTGCAGAAGAAGAAGTGATAGATAATGTATTGGCTTTTAATAAATATGATTTAGTAAATAAAAGAGTAATTGAAGATATTGTTACTATAGGTATTGGAAGTTTAAAAACTAGTTTTAATAAATCAGAAGGTGTAGTAGTTGATTATGTAGATCCAGCAAACATGGTTTATTCTTATACAAATGATCCTAATTTTGAAGATGTATGGTATGTAGGAGAAATAAAATCTTTAACTATTCCAGAAATAAAAAAACAATTTCCTTATCTTACCGATGAAGAATTAAAAACTATGGTTAGATATCCTGGTCGTCAAGGTTATATAGCTAATCCTAATTATGATAATGATTTAGTTCAATTATTATATTTTGAATATAAAACTTATGTGGATCAAGTATTTAAAATAAAAAAGACTGAACAAGGTTTAGAAAAAACATTACAAAAAGAAGACTTTTTTAATCCACCACCTAGTGATAATTTTAATAGAGTTTCAAGAAGTATAGAAGTATTATACAGTGGAGTAAAAGTAATGGGTGTTCCACAAATGTTAGAATGGAAACTAGCAGAAAATATGACACGACCTAAAAGTGATTTAACAAAGGTTAAAATGAATTATGTTATATGTGCTCCTAATATTTATCAAGGTCGTATAGAATCTTTAGTTAGTAGATGTACTAGTTTTGCAGATATGATTCAATTAACATCATTAAAATTACAACAAGTAATTCAAAGAATGGTTCCTGATGGAGTATTTGTAGATGTTGATGGACTTTCAGAGGTTGATTTAGGTAATGGTACTAATTATAATCCTCAAGAGGCATTAAACATGTATTTCCAAACTGGTTCGATAGTTGGTAGATCTCTAACTCAAGATGGAGATCCTAACAGAGGAAAAGTACCTATTCAAGAATTACAAACATCGGCATCAAACGCTAAAATACAATCTCTTATTCAAACCTATCAGTATTATTTACAAATGATAAGAGATGTAACTGGACTTAATGAAGCTAGAGATGGAAGTATGCCGGAAAGAGATGCTTTAGTTGGTTTACAAAAAATGGCTGCTAACGCTTCTAATACAGCGACAAAACATATATTAACAGCTAGTTTATATTTAACTTTACGTATGTGTGAAAATATTTCTTTAAGAATTGCTGATATGTTAGCTTTTTCTTTAACTAATAATGCATTAAAAAATTCAATAGGAAGATTTAATGCGGCAACATTAGAAGATATTAAAGATTTACATTTATATGATTTTGGTATTTATTTAGAGTTAGAACCTGAAGAGGAAGATAAAGCTATGCTTGAACAAAATATACAAATTGCTTTACAAGCCCAAGGTATTGATTTAGAAGATGCTATAGATATAAGACAAATAAAAAATCTTAAATTAGCTAATCAAATGTTAAAACTTAAAAGAAAACAAAAAGAAATAGAAGACCAAGCTAAACAAAAAGCATTAATCGATCAACAAGCTGCGGCTAATGCTAAAACTGCAGAGCAAGCAGCTTTAAATGAAGTTCAAAAACAAGAAGCTTTAGCTCAAACTGAAATACAAATTGAACAAGCTAAATCTCAATTTGAAATTCAACGAATGGAACAAGAAGCTGCAATTAAAAAACAATTAATGGCTGAAGAATTTCAATATCAATTACAATTAGCCCAAGCTGAAATGCAAGCTACTAAAACTAAAGAAACTGAAATAGAAGATCGTAAAGATAAAAGAACAAAAATACAAGCAACACAACAATCAGAAATGATTAATCAAAGGCAAAATGCAACAACGCCTACTGATTTTGAATCCGCCGGAAATGATAATTTAGGTGGATTTGGTTTAGAGCAATTTGAACCCCAATAAACATTTTTATTAATTTATATTATATTATATTATGTCAGAACAAGTAAAACAAGAAGGTACTTTTAAAATTAAAAAGAGACCTAAAAAACTAGTGAAAGATGATAAACCTATTAAAATAGATTTATCTAAAATTAACGAACCTAAAAAGGAAGAAAAAGATGCCGTTCAAACACAAAAGACAAATGTGGGCGATGTGCCTGTCGAAAAACAAAAAGACAAAAAAGACGTGCAAAAAGTGGTTGAAGAGATACGGCCCGCCGACGAAAACATAGAAATTCCTATTGAAGAAATTACAAAAGAGGAAGATAAAACTATTGAAGAAAAAGTAGAAGAAGAAATCGTTGAATTAGGTGAAAAAATAGAAGAAAAAGTTATTGCTCCTACTCCAGAGGAGGCAAGAGCAATTGCTAAATTACCAGAAAATATCGAAAAAGTCATAGACTTTATGAAAGAAACTGGTGGAACATTAGAAGACTATGTAAGATTAAATGCAGATTATTCTAATGTAGATAATAATACTCTTTTAAGAGAGTACTACAAAAAAGCCAAATCACACTTAAACGCAGAAGAAATTAACTTCATGATTGAAGATAATTTTTCTTTTGATGAAGAAGTGGATGAGGAGCGAGATATTCGTAAGAAAAAACTCGCTTATAAAGAAGAGGTTGCAAAAGCTCGCCAGCATTTAGAAGGTTTAAAGAGTCAATATTACGAGGAAATCAAGTTGAGACCCGGAGTAACTCAAGACCAACAAAAAGCTATGGACTTTTTCAATCGCTACAACGAAGAGCAAAACACAGCTCAACAACAACACGAAGAATTTAAATCTGTTACTAAAGATTATTTTTCTAATGAATTCAAAGGTTTTGATTTCGATATTGGAGAAAAGAAATTTAGATATGGAATTAAAAGTCCTGGTGAAGTTGGAACTAAACAATCGAATATTACAAACACAATTAAGAAGTTCTTAGATGACAAAGGTAATGTAAGTGATGTTAAAGGCTATCATAAAGCTATGTATGCTGCTGATAACGTTGACTCTATTGCAAAACATTTTTATGAGCAAGGGAAATCCGATGCTACACGAGAATTAGTTGCAAAATCCAAAAATATAAAAGAAGAAGTCAGACCTACGTCTGGTGATGTTTTTGTAGGTGGATTAAAAGTTAAAGCTGTTAGCGGTATTGATTCTTCAAAATTGAGAATTAAAAAGAGAACATTTAACAATTAAAACTATTTAAAATTATGGGTGTAATAAATCCCGTGTATGGTGCATTAACACCATCACAACAGCAACTTGCGTTGCAAAGTAATTATCTAGCATTTAATGCTGGAGCTAATGACTTCGCTCAACAATATCTCCCTGAGATATATGAAGCAGAAGTTGAAAGATATGGAAACAGAACCTTAGGTGGTTTCCTTAGAATGGTTGGCGCTGAAATGCCAACATCATCTGATCAGGTTATCTGGTCTGAACAAAACAGGTTACATATTTGTTATGAAAGCTGTAACTTAACTGGTGCTGGTGCTTTCACGATCACTATCCCAACAAACGCTGCTGTTAATCAAACTGCTGCTAGAAATGCTATATTTCCAAATGATACAATTGTAGTAATGAACCCTGCAACGGGAGTTACTGTTAAAGGTATTGTTGGAGCTACAGCTGTAGCTGCTGGACCTGGTGTTACAACAGTAACAGCGTATCCTTTCCAAGTTGCTAACTGGAATGCTTTAGGAAACGGAACAAACAGTTTAAAAATGTTTGTTTATGGTTCTGTATTTGCAAAAGGAACAGCTGCTCCTGCTCAAACAGGTGGAGCTATAAAGTCAATTGAGCCAAGATTTACTCAATTTTCTAATCAACCAATTATCATAAAAGATTCATTCCAAATTAATGGTTCTGATATGGCTCAAATCGGTTGGGTAGAAGTTTCGACTGAAGATGGTACATCAGGATACTTATGGTATCTTAAATCTGAATCTGAAACAAGATTAAGATTTGATGACTATTTAGAAATGGCAATGGTTGAAGGTGAACAAGCTATCGCTGGTGATGGTTTCACTGCTCAAGCTGCACTTGGTAATGTGCCAGGATTTGTAAATGTTGCTGCACATGGTACTCAAGGTTTATTTGCTGCTATTACTGCAAGAGGTAATATATTTACAGGATTCTCTGCAGGTACTGGTATAAGTGACTTTGATCAAGTTCTTAAGAACTTAGATACTCAAGGGGCTATAGAAGAAAACATGCTTTTCTTAAATAGATCTCTTGACCTTGATTTTGATGATATGCTAGGACAAATTTCTACTGGTTCTTCTGGTGGAGTTGGTTATGGTTTATTTGAAAACTCTCAAGATATGGCTCTTAATTTAGGTTTCTCTGGTTTTAGAAGAGGTTCTTATGACTTCTATAAAACTAGCTGGAAATATCTAAATGATATGTCAACAAGAGGCGGTGTAGCTGTTAATAACATTGACGGTGTATTAATACCTGCTGGAACTTCAACTGTTTATGACCAATCACTTGGTACAAACATTAGAAGACCATTCTTGCATGTTAGATACAGAGCTTCACAAGGAGACGACAGACGATACAAAAACTGGATCACAGGATCTGCTGGAGGTGCTTATACTTCTCAGTTAGATGCTATGCAGGTTAACTGGTTATCTGAAAGATGTCTTGTTACTCAAGCTGCTAATAACTTCGTGTTATTCCAAAGCTAAGATTACTTTAAAGTTTATCTCCGTCTTAAGGGCGGAGATATTCTTTATTTTTTATTAATTATATTATATTATATCATGTCAAAAACAAAAGAAATAAAATCCCCAGAATGGGAGATCAAAGATAGAACTTATATCTTATCACAAAATAAATCCCCTTTAACTTTTACGTTAGGGTCTAGACACACTCCTCGTTATCCTTTATTATGGTTCGATGAATCAAACAAAGAGCAAAAGGAGTTAAGATATGCAACTAATCAAAATTCACCTTTTATGAATGAACAAAAAGGAGAAGCAACATTAGGACATATTATATTTGAAAATGGAGTATTAAATGTAGGAAAAGAAAATCAAAACTTACAAAAACTACTTTCATTATATCATCCAAAGAAAGGTATTGTATATACTGAATTTTCTAAAGAAGTAGAAGCTGTTGATGAATTAGAAGAAATAGATTTACAATTAGAAGCTATGAATGCAGCTAAAAATATAGATATCGATCATGCAGAAGCTATATTAAGAGTTGAAAAAGGTAGTGAAGTAGGTACTATGACTTCTAAAGAAATTAAAAGAGATTTACTTTTAATGGCTAAGAAAGGACCTAAAGCTTTTATAGATATTGCTAATGATGAAAATGTAGGATTAAGAAATGTTGCTATTAAAGCAAGAGAACAAAGTATAATCAAATTATCACAAGATCAAAGAACCTTTACATGGGGATCAAATGATAGAAAATTAATGACTGTACCTTTTGATGAAAATCCTTATTCAGCAATGGCTGCTTGGTTTAAAACAGATGAAGGTGTAGAAGTTTATAAAACAATCGAGAAAAAGTTACAATAATATGTGACTATAATATAGTGAAGGGTCACTTAAAATGTGACCCTCCCACTATTAATTAAAATATTAAAATGGCAATAAACGTAAATACCGTATATCAAACCGTTTTATTAATACTAAATAAAGAACAAAGGGGTTATATGACACCTTTAGAGTTTAATAAAACAGGTACTCAAGCTCAATTAGAAATATTTGAAACATATTTCGATAGTTTAAATCAACAAATCCGATTGCCACAAACTAATACAGACTACGCTGATAGAGTCGTAAGTCTTGATGAAAAAATCTCTATATTCAAAACAATAGATAGTGCAGTGTACAGATCACCTTCTTTCGAATTACCTAATCAATTTTCAGGTACATCATCTGCTAGTCAAACCTTCACAGCAAATCCTCTCACACAAACTTTCACTTTAACCGGTAGTGCTTTAGCTTTATCAAATTCAGGTGGAATTCCTCAAGTATTTTTAAATAATATAGAATTAGCATCTACAGCTTATACTTTAAGTGGTGCTACTTTAACTATTATAAGTACAGTTGTTTTAAATGATGACATTCTAATAAATTTATATCCTAAAGAATTTTATAAATTAGGAACAATTATATATTCAGCTGGAGCATTACCTATTCAAGAATTAGAAAGAGTAGACAAAGGTGAATTATATCATTTATTAAGTTCTAATTTAACAAGTCCTACAACTACTTATCCTATTTATACTTTAGAAAATAATTTAATTACAGTTTATCCTTCTACTATACAAACTGGAATATCTGTTAATTATATAAGAAAACCTTTAAATCCTTTATGGAACTTTACTCAAGATGGTGGAACAGGACAGTTTACTTATGTTACACAAACTTCTTTAAATTTTGAATTACATCCGACTGAACAAACAGAACTTATTTTAAAAATATTATTATATGCTGGAGTAGTTATTAAAAGTCCTGAAATAGTACAAGTTGCAGCACAACAAGTGCAACAAGAAAATATAAATCAACAAAGATAATAAATTATGCCTATACCTAATGGTGGTTTAATAACCGAAACTAACAGACAATATTACGCTGGTGCTCAGCAGTTTTATATAGACACGGCAGGTGCAAGTCAAACTTTTACCAGTACTTTTAATACTGATTTAATTTTCGGAAGCTCTGATTCATTAAACAATAGTTATCTTTTAAATAATTTTAAAATATATACAAGTCCGAATGCAACTACATGGACTGAACTAACCCCATCTTCTACCGAAGCAAATACTATTATTATAGCGCCAGTAGCTGGTTTAGGAACTGGTAATAATCAAAATATGGTTATTTTAGTTGGAGATGATAAAGTTGTTCCCGGAATGCTTATGCAAAACGCAGCTGGTACTACAACTTATGGTACAATTGTATCTGTTACAAATAATACAACTTTTGTTGTAAATGTTACGGTAGCAATTCCAGCAGCAACCCCAGGTACTAGTTTAAGTTTAAAATCTGCTTCTCCTTGGTCAATGATAAATAATATAGTAACTATTGTATCTTATTTAGCCGCAACCACTTACGTTAAAATACAAATGAACGAAAGCGCTATTGAAGATAACTATGGAGGTTATGAATATACTAGATTATATGATGTTATTGATAACTTTTTAATAGCATATGTTGGGGCGGATAAATTAATACCTAGTGTTAAAAGATCTGATGTAATATTTCATGCAAAAAGAGGTTTACAAGAATTTAGTTATGATACTTTAAGAAGTATAAGATCTCAAGAATTAACTGTTAATAGTGCTTTAAATATAGTAATTCCACAAGATTATGTAAATTACACTAGATTATCTTGGATTGATGAAATGGGCGTTCAACATACTATATTTCCAGCTAACACTTTAACAACAAATCCTTATGCTAACCCTGTACAAGATGACTCAGGAGTTCCAACTCAAGATAGTCAAGATTCTAATTTACAAGGTACTTCGCAAACAGAAGCTGCATGGGCCGCAAATAATCCA